ACCTTCTTTGAAAATGGAGCAGTACCTGGATTAGTACTAAAGAGTCCGAATACTCTAAGTACTAAAGTTAAAGAAAGACTTATCAATTCTTGGTCAGCAAGATACAGTCCTAAGAGTGGAGGTCGTAGACCTTTAGTTTTAGACGGGGGACTAGAGATTGATAAAATGTCTGATGTTGACTTTAAAAAGTTAGATTTTGAAGAATCTGTGAATAACTTAGAGGATACTATCCTCAAATGTTTAGGTATTCCAACCTTATTATTAAAGGGCGGAAATAATGCAAATATTAGACCTAATCACAGACTAATGTATCAAGAAACCGTTCTACCTCTAGTAAGAAAAGTAATTAGTGGATTAGAACGATATTTTGGTTATGACCTTGCAGCAGTACTAGAAGACCTCTCGCCTTTACAGCCAGAGTTAGATGAAAAAGCAAAATATTACAGCACTTTAGTAAATAGTGGAGTTATTACTCCTAACGAAGCTAGAGAGGCATTAAGATTACAGAAGATAGACGGTCATGACGACATACGCATTCCAGCTAATATAGCCGGGAGTGCAAGCAACCCTTCTGAGGGTGGGAGACCTCCTCAGGACGACGAAGAAAAAGAAGGAAATAATGAAGAATAAAAACTTTCAACTAAACTCATTATTTGATGTTGTTGAGAAACAATCGAAAGACGAAGTCTTAACAATAAGAGGTTACGCCAATACTGTTCACAAAGACCGAAGTGGCGATGTAATCGTTAAGGAAGCTTGGGAAAAGGGAGGATTAGATGATTATATGAAAAATCCTATCGTCCTAGCTTTCCATGACTATTCACGTCCTGTTGGGACCACTGTTAGTCATAGCGTGACTGACAAGGGCTTAGAAATCGTTGCGGAAATCAGCAAAGCTGCAGGCGAGGTATACACCTTAATTAAAGATAATGTTTTAAAAACATTCAGCGTAGGCTTTAGTGTTAAAGATGCTGACTACGATAGGGACTCTGATACTTTTTTCATTAAAGATTTATCTTTATATGAGATTAGTGTTGTTTCAGTTCCTGCAAACCAAGACTCTACATTTTCATTAGCTAAATCATTTGATTCAGAAGAAGCCTATAAAGCTTACAAAGAATCATTTGAAAGAAAGGAAGTTGATACAAGTGTTACACCTGTTTCAGCAGAAGTAGTTGAAGAAAAAGTGGAGGTTACTAAAATTGAGAAGGAATCTTCTCAGGATAATATTCTTAAGGACATAGACATGACACAAGAAGAAATGATAAAGGCTATGGAGCAGACAGCTCAAAAAGCTGTGGAAGCGTATAAAGAGGAAGTTTCTGAGAAGGAAGCAACTTTTAAAGCGGAAGCTGAATTAGATAGTCTAAGAATGGGTAAAACCAAAGCTGATAAAGTTGCAGAAGCTTTAGAAGCAAAAATAAAAGCAAATGACGACCAATATGCGGAAGTTATTGCAGAAATGAAAGGCGAGCTAGAATCTACGAAAGAAGAACTAGCTGCGAGAGCTAAGTCTAAGATGAGTTTTTCAGAAGCAGGTTCTAACGGACCAACTGCTGATGAGCTTAACGCGGCTTACATCACGTCTAAAATTACTGGTAAATCAGTAGAAAAATTAGACTTCGGTAAGAAGCTAATTGAAAAAGCTACACGTTGGGCAGACACAGACTGGGAAACTACTTGGAATGGAAACATCTTCAATGCAATCCAGAACCGTGTTGTTGTTGAGCCACAGTTCCAATCTATTGCTATGAATGCAAGAGTGATGAACTTCCCGTTCAACCCTGATAGTGGTGTGGATGCTACTTGGGTAGCAACTGGCTCACTAAATGATGGTGATAACGTTGGTACAGCATTTAACGATGCTTCATCAGGTACTACTAAAGCGCACGGCTTAACAGAGGTCACACTGACGGCTTCTAAGCTAGCGACTCGTGAGTACATCGGTTACGAAGAAGACGAAGACTCAATTATTCCAATTGCAGGAATCGTTCGTGACGCAATCGTTCGTAGAATGGCACGCACATCTGATGCTTCAATTCTAGGTACTGGTCAAACAGCACCATTTACTGAATTGGAAGAGCTAGCTGGTGGTCATACTGGTAACACAGTAACTACTGGTGGTACAACTGATATGTTTGTAAAAGCAGAGCTACACACAGCTCGTTCAAACATGGGAATCTGGGGCATGAACCCGGCTGACCTAGTTTGTTTCTTAAGTCAAGCAGCTTACTACAGCTTATTGACTGATTCAGACGTTACTACTGTAGACAAGTACGGTGACAACGCGGTAATCAAATCTGGTGAGTTAGGTAAACTTTACGGTATCTCTCTAGTTGTATCTGACGCTTTTGAAGCGGCAGCAGCATCTAAAGCAGTTGGTATCTTAGTTAACCCATCAAACTACCTGATTGGTAACCACAGAGGTTTAACTCTGGAAATGGCTACTGACGTAGTTGCACAACAACGTGCAATGGTTGCGACTCGTCGCTTTGGCTTCATTGCTAAAGAGGCTGGAGCAGCTGGTAAAGCTTCAATGGCTTTAATCAAGACAGCAGCAAGCTAATATATAAGTTAGTAATAAACTGGCGGGGCAACCCGCCAGCTTTACAAGAATTCGGGAATAGAAATGGCAGATTTAGTTGACGTTAGTGATTACAAAACCTATGCAGGAATAAACAGCAGTACTCGTGACGCAGCAATAAACAATTTGAAAACCCAAGTAAGTACTCTAATAAAGACCTACTGCGGTAGAACTTTTATAGATTACTATAACACGGAAAAGACAGAGTACTTTGATATTGTCGAAGGCGAAAGCTCTATTTTCCCAACTGAACTTCCTATCAAGGAAGTTATTCAGTTATATGAGCGCGATAGCTCACAAACGGATAAACAAACCGTAGAATTAAACCACGCAGATAGTAGCAACTACTATCTCTTGAGTTCTGGTACTGCACAATGTACCCTCTCAGGCAAAACTACCGAAGCAGCGTGTATTAATAATGATACTTTTTCGGGCTCAGGCTCTAACGACTTAACAATCACTGGTTACAACGCAATGACGACGTCAGGTGAAGTAGGAAGAAGTTATAAAGTACAGATTGATAGCGCAGGCACTCCAGACACGTTTAAGTGGTCTAGGGACGGCGGTTCTAATTGGAAGGAAACTAGCGTAGCAATAACAGGCTCTAGTCAAATTTTAGAAGGAGACGTAGCAATAACTTTTGCTGGAACCAATACACATACAGCAGGTGATAGTTGGACTTTCACTGCAGAGAGATGGACTGGGACATGCAGCAACACAGGGTACACAACCCAAGCAACTTGTGAGGCAGCTGGTGAATTCTGGACTGTAGACAGGGAGTATGAGGTTGATTCAGAAGGACAGGAAATTATTAGAGCCCAGAACGTAACTAATTTTAGAAGGCGTTTAAAGGACTCTTTCCCTTCTGGGGCTAGATCAGTAAAACTAGTCTATAAAGGCGGATACGCTGATGTACCAGGTGATTTAAAGTTAGCAGTATATGATTTAATCACATACTATTTAAAGAAAGAAGCGACTCCAGCTAAATCAATGCCTGGCTCTGAGATTAAAAATGTCACAAAGAGTCAGACCCTCCACTCGGAATTCCCTCCACACATAAAACGTATCCTGGAGCATTATAGGCATATAAGCTAATGAGTAAAATACATATTGAGGAACATTTTGGACCTTTATTTCAATTTATTCATTTAAAAACCGGAAAGTTTCGTAAAGCCACCGCAAACCCTAAAGCGCAAGTAGTTATACTAACTGACGAAGTTTTAAAAGAAGCTAAAGTACCTGAAAAGGACTTCGCAAATTTTAGGAAGATGGCGTTTGCTTGGGCAAAGAAATGGAATTCAGAAAGTTCCCTGAATGACCATATGGCTCAAATCCCGGGAAAAGAGTATATAGTACTAAAAGACTTTGGTCAAGTAGGCTCATTTTTTAGAGCTGCTAGAAGATATAAATTCCTGAAATCTGGTAGTGTACTCCATAGAGGACATGTAACCGCAGTAGTGAGAGAAGCAGCAGAATCGGCTGCTAGAGACTCTTTACAGAATTTAGAGAACGCAGGAACTGACCCTCGCATTTTAAAAATAATAGAGGATAGGATGTATGCAAAGTTAGAGGCAGTACAACCAGCGTTAAACTACAAACTTACTCGACATATAGATAATAGAATGTTCAACAATAAGTTAGAGTATACTATTATTTTTCCAGAACTTAAAAAGGCTAACTTAGGAAAAAAGGAGGAGGCTGCATTATATTTCGCAGTAGAAGAAGCTACAAACCAATTTGTAGAATTATATAAAGATAAGCTAGTTGACCTAAAGGGCTCAAAATCTATTATAAAAGCTACTAGTGAGACTGTAACTGAAATGCTTATTGGTAAAGGAGTAAAAGGGTACAAAAAGACAGACAAAGGCAGACTAAAAGGTAAACGAACAGCAAAAAGAGTAAAAACTAAAGCAGCTGTTATACCTAGACTACGAGATGAAAAAGGTCAATTCACTTCTGCAATGAACATACAAGCTATATTAGACCAACGTATCAAACAGCAGGTACAGGATAACATGGGGCAAGGTGGAGCATTAGTAAATAGAACAGGAAGATTTGCACAATCTGTTTCAGTAGAAAAAGTTATGCAGTCTAGACAAGGTGTACTGACTGCGTTTTATACTTATATGAAATCTCCTTATCAAACTTTTGAAAGAGGGTATGCCCAGGGGTCACTAAGAAGAGACCCTAGAAAAATTATTAGTAGGTCTATAAGAGAAATAGCAATGGAAACTTTAAATCATAAATTACCAATTAGGACTAGGAGAGTATAATGTCAGCAAAATCACGTTCAGGAATTACTAATGCGATTATAACCGAATTAAAAAAGATTAACGGGGGTAATATAGCAGGTAGTTCAGATACATACTCTGTAGATTTAGCTGATAATGTTACTAACAAACTTATATTTTGGGACGAAGTAAACGACTTTCCTTTTGTTAGTGTAGTTCCTGGAAATGAAACAAGAGAATATCACCCTGGAGGATTTAAGTGGGGTCACTTAGGTATCAATATTAGAGCCTATGTATATGGGGAAGAGCCCCTCGACGAATTAGAAAACGTTTTATATGAAATTGAAACTCAGTTAGAGAGAGACCATACATTAACTTATGATACTGGTAAATCTACTGAGCAAATAACCATTTTATCAATCGCTACGGATGAAGGCTTATTGGCACCGTACGGGGTTGGTGAAATAACCTGTGAAATCAGGTATCAAGTAGTCTAATGTAATGACAGACAATAGTCAAGTTTATTACTAAAGGCAAGAGAAAAAGAAGGAGACCTTTATGGCACTTTCATTAAG